TTCTTATACTATAGACTAATTCATACTCTAAAACAAAATTTAATACAAAACTTTTACATGACGTGCCATACTTTATTTCATATGTCATGTCACCCTAATTATTAATTTTTTAAATAATACTTAACGCTTATCTGTAAGATAGGTGTTTTTTTGCGTTTTATAGGTTTAATTTGTATTTGGATAAGGTAAATTGATAATTTATATTACTTTATTAAATTAATGAGCTAAAATGGCTGTATTGCGTTTATAAAAGTTGAGTAAAATAATTTACAAATATGTATTGACAACAATGCGACATTGCGATATACTAAGAATATAGCAAGTGAGGAACACAAAATAAAAATTGGAGAGTGTTGATTATGAAAAAAAGGCAAGAGAACAGATTGTTAAAAACGGTTATTGATACGAGTAGTAAGGATGGTTTCGTGTTAGAAACGCTAACATATGAGGACCACGAAGAGCAGTGGCAACATAAAGAGGGTCATTCTTCCGTACTAGTATATGAAACAAATAGATTATTAGAAACGATTATTGATACTAGTAGTAAGGATGGTTTCGTGTTAGAAACACTAATATATGAGGACCATGAAGAGCAGTGGCAACATAAAGAGGGTCACGCCTCTGTAATAGTATATGACACTCGTGACTAACATAAATAAATTAATGGAGTAAGAGACTGCTTAGGCGGTCTTTTTTTTTTGCGTGTAAATAATATTATTATTAACAGGACATGGCGTGTCTGGTGTTATTTTTTAAACTTAGAATCAGTAGGTGGATTTTATGCTTACATGTGCATTGTTAGACACTTTGACTATAGTTTTTTGTGTGGTATATTTAGAATATAGAGCAGAATTAATATAATAAAAAGAGGTGGTGGTGATGGCAAAATCTAAATACGAAGAGTATGTACTTCCTAAGCTTTTTTTGGTTGAGTCTTGGGCAAGAGATGGAGTAATAGATGCTGACATCGCTAGAAAACTTGGGATATCAAAAGATACTTTTTATAAATATAAGACTCAATATGTAGCCTTTGCAGATGCCTTAAAAAAAGGCAAAGAAGTAATAGATTTTGAGGTTGAAAACGCACTATTGAAGCGTGCTTTAGGTTATGAATATGAAGAAGTTAAAACGTATATACAGAAGGACGATAAAGGCAAAGAAACTAAAAGAGTTGAAAAAACAATCAAACATTTTCCGGCTGATACTACAGCCCAAATTTTTTGGCTGAAGAATAGAAAGAGGAAAGAGTGGACAACGATGGAGAGCGAAAAACTTTCTATGGATAGGGAGAAATTGGAAATTGAAAAGAAGAAAAATGAAACAGCAGGGATTGAACCGATTGAAATTATAATTACTAAGAAGGTGCGAGATGATAGTTGAAAAGGAAATTAATCCGCACTTTGAGGAATTTATATATAATTGGGATAACTTTATACAGTTGCTCGTTGGTGGGTATGGAAGTAGCAAATCATATCATGTTGCATTGAAAATAATATTGAAAATAGTACAAGAAAAACGTAAAGTCATGGTGGTTAGGGAAGTATTGGAGTCGATTAAAGAATCTTGTTATGATTTGTTGATTGAAGTTATTGATGCTCTTGGTCTTAATGATTTTTTTCGTGTCACGGTGTCACCTATGCAAATAATAGGAGCGAATGGCAGTAAGATAATTTTTAAAGGTATGGATAAGCCGATGAAGCTTAAATCTATTAATGGTATAACGATAGTTTGGGTTGAGGAAGCTCCAGAAGTTAAGTATGCAGGATACAAGGAATTGCTAGGCAGACTTAGGCATCCAACTTTGAAATTATATGTATTACTAAGCAGTAATCCTGCTCCTAAAAATAATTGGATGTATAAGCATTTTTTTAAATTGCAAAATTTAAATGATGAAAGATTGTACATTGAAAAAGAGTTAGTGCATAATGACATATATTATAATCACAGTACGGCAGATGATAATTTATTTTTGCCTGAATCTTATACTACTCAACTTGATGAAATGAAAGTATATGACCCTGACTTATACAGAGTTGCAAGACGTGGAAGGTTTGGAGTAACTGGACTTTTAGTTTTACCACAATTTGAAGTAATGGAACATTCGTTTGTTATGAACTTAGTAAAACATGTACCTGCACATTTAAAGCGTGTTGGGATGGATTTTGGATTTGTAACAAGTTATAATGCAATAGTTAGATTAGCAATAGACCATGATGAACGAATATTGTATATTTATTACGAGTATTACAAAAATAAAACAACAGATGATAAAACTGCTGAGGAAATAAAAGAGTTTGCAGAAACTGGAGAGTTGATTAGAGCGGATTGTGCAGAACCTAAGACAATTCAGTATTATAAACAACAAGGGTTTAATATTAAGCCTGCTAAAAAATTTGCAGGAAGTAGGTTACAATATACAAAAAAAGTAAAGAGATTTAAAAAAATAATATGTAGTAGTAACTGCAAGAATGTTATTTCAGAATTGCAAGAATTGACTTACTTAACTGATAAAGATGGAAATGTGAAAGAAGATGAATTTAATATTGACCCTCATACATTTTCGGCTATTTGGTACGGTCTAGATGGTTACGAGGTTTCGGATTTAAAGGGTGCATATGGTGTAATTAATATATAAGGGGTGTTGTTATGGATATAGTGCAAAAGCGAAAAAATAAATTAATGAATAAACCTAAAATGTATAAAGTAGATAATGACCCTGTTATATCTGCTATATTACAACTTATGCCAGTTATGGACGTGCTTGATGATGTCCAAAAAGTGAGGGTTTTAAATTTTATAGAAGATAAATATTTTGGGGTGGTGAGTGTAGAAGATGCTGACTGATTTAAACTTTTTGCGAGTAGGACAAACGTTCCCGCCTGATGATTACGATACTAAAGAGAGATTGTCAAGATACGCAATCAATAAGCAAATATTTGAAAATAATCATGTGAATGCTTATGAACAACAATTTAAGCGTATCGAAAGGGTTATAGGTAATTTCGGGGAAGTAATCAGTTACCCTGTGATTTTAAATTATCAAAAGCTTATGAGTCTAAAGATTGGAGATTTATTGTTTGGCGAATTTCCTTTGATTGTAGCAGGAGATACAGAAAGTTTGGAGCATGAAGCACTTGAGTTTATCATAGAAGATAATGACCTTGTTAACTTGCTTTATGAATCGGCAATTGATGTGTCGCGATATGGAGATTCGATTATTAACATATATTCAGATGGAGCAAATGGCAAGATAAGTATTTCGCAACCTAGTTTATGGTTACCTGTGGTGTCTCGTGACAATCTAAAAGTTGTTACTAATCATGTGATAGCGTGGACTTATAGCGATGGGGATAAATATTTTCTTAAAGCACAAACGCATTATAAAGGCTTCTATACCGAAGAATTATTTTTATTAAGCAAGACTTTAGTGGGTAAGTTTGATATAGTGTCAAAAATAAATGAACAACAGTTTGTTACTGGGTTAGATGATTTTGCAATAATACATATTTCAAATGTTATGACCTCTGATAGATGCACTGGGATTGACGATTATCAAGATATAGACACAATAGTAAGCGAGATACTTGTAAGGATAGGTCAAATTAGTAGAGTGCTTGATAAACATGCATCGCCTTCGGTTTCGGGTCCAAGTACAGCACTTGAAAAAGACCCAAGTAGTGGCGAGTGGAGACTTAAAATGGGTAATTATTTCCCTCGGGATAGCGTTGACGAACCGAACGTTGAGTATATTACATGGGATGCCAACTTAGATAGTAGTTTTAAGCAGCTTGAAGTGTTAATAAATGCTTTATATGTAATTAGTGAAATGGGTTCAATACTTCTTGGAGAATCGGACAAGCAAGGAAATGCAATATCGGGGACAGCGATGAAACTAAAAATGATATCACCTCTCGCTAAAGTTAAGAGGATATCAAAAAGATTCACACCTTGCATTAAAAAAGCTCTAAGACTTTGTAGCCAACTTGGTGGAGTAAGTTTGAGGGAAGCTAAGATAGATATAGTTTGGCAAGATGGGATACCTGCCGACGATAAAGAAGTTGCTGAAATAATAACTGCAAGAACTGGCAATAAAGCAACAATGAGTGTAAAAAGGGCATTGATGCAGTATGACGGTATGAGTTCTGAGAAGGCAGATTCGGAGTTGGCATTAATAAGCGAAGATGAAGTAATGGCTAACCCAGTTAGTAATACCATTATAGATGGGAATTTAGGGGATTTAGAAGAAGATAAAACAGATGGCGTGGAGGTATAACCTATGAAAGAATTGCCTCCATATATCAAGTCACTAACTACTACATACGCTAACGCTAGACAACAACTATTTAATAGTATTGCAACAAAAAGAGCAAAAGGAAATTCGATTAGATACCAACAACAAGTATTAAGGCAAATAGATAACGAAATATTGAAATTAAATGAATTTGTAAAGGATTGGGCAAATGATACGCTACCAAAGCAATATATAAAAGGTGCAAAAGATGCTATAAAAGGCATGAAAGATTTAGGGGAAATAATTCCTGAATATGCAGAATTTGCGAAGTTACATACAAAAGCAATATCAGTTATAGTACAAAATGTTTCAGAAGACTTAGTTACCGCTAATAATTTTGTTGGACGGAGTATTAAAGATATAGTGAGAGCAGAAACAAATAAAGCAATTGCTCAAAAACTATCAGTTGGTGAAACCGTTAAGCAGGCACAAAAAAATATACAAAATGCACTGGTTGATAATGGATATAAGTATATATCAACAAAAAACGGAAGAAGATTAAATCTTGAATCGTATGCAGAAACAGTAGCGAGGAGCACAACAAGAGAAGCCACAAATTTAGGTACGATAAACCAATTGACAGAGTCGGGGCGAGACCTTGTAAAAATGTCAAGCCATGCATCTAGTTGCCAAATATGTGCTCCTTTAGAGGGTAGAGTCTACAGTATAAGCGGAGATAGCAAGGAATATCCCAAACTAAGTGTGGCATATTCGGGAGTACATGCTAATATACACCCGAATTGTAGACATGTGATAATGCCTTATATACCTGCTCTAGCAGATAATGCCGAAGCAGATAAAATATATAGTAATAGACCTTTTGACGTAGACCCAAGAACTCAATCGGAAATTGACACATACAATAAGCAACAGAAAGAAAAACAAGAGCTTAATAGAGATAAAAGGCAGTGGGAACGGTATCAAATGGCTATGCCTGACAAAGCACCAAAAACATTATCGGCATTTAGAAAGATGAAAAAAGCAAATAGTGAAAAGTTTCAAAAATTACAAAGTGATTATAAGAGCATTAGACAAATAGAAGTTTAAAATTCGGCACGCATGCCGCCAAAATGTGGGAGGTAAATTATGAGTAAGGAAATATTTGGAGATTTATGGGGTCAAATCGAAGCAGTAGTAGCGGAAAAAGGTGTAAGCCTTATAGTCGACAATAAGGAAAAGCCGGGTTATATTCCAAAATCTCGATTTGATGAAGTTGTAGGCAGTAAAAACGAGTTGAAGACTCAAGTTGGAGAGTTATCCAATCAACTTAATTTACTGAAAGAATCTGCAAAAGGTAATGAAGCTTTGACAAAACAGATTGAAGAATTACAAGCAAAGAATGGCGAGTGGGAAGGGAAGTATAAAAGTACATTGCTAGAGTCGGCTATAAAGATTAAAGCAATAACAGAAAAGGCAAAAGATGCAGGTGATTTACTAAAGTTTTTAGATATATCGAAGTTAGAAGCTCAAGAAGATGGCAACATAAAAGGTCTTGACGAACAAATTATAAAGCTTAAAGAAACAAAAGCGTATTTGTTTGATGTTGGTGCAGTTATGAGTCAAGGGACGGGCTCAAATCCAACTGGAACAACTAACAGCAAAACAGAAACACAACAACTAGAAGAATCTTATCAAGAAGCAATGACAAAAGGAAACATGCCTCTAGCTATCGCACTGAAAAACAAACTAATAAATATGATTAATAAAAAAGGATAGGTGAAATATTATGCCAAGCAATGTAGCAGCAGGAACGGTTTGGAATTTGCCGAACTACACCGGAGAGCTTTTTACAAGTGATATGATTAATACTCCAATACTAACCGCTATCGGTGGGCTAACTGGCGGAATGATGACTAGTAATTTTGAGTTCCCAACAGATTCACAGTATAGCCACGAATCAGCATCACAACCAGCTATCACAGAAACCGCATCACTTACAGCACCAACCGCAATATCTTATGTAAGAGACCAAAGCAAAAACGTAGTGCAAATCTTTCAAGAAAAGGTTAGTATAAGTTATGTTAAGATGTCTAATCAAGGAAGATTAAGCGGTATTAACACAGTAGGAAGTGATAACAATGTCGTAACTGAAAAGGATTTTCAAATTGCTAGGGCTTTAGAGAAAATAGCTAGAGATGTTGAATATAGCTTTTTGAACGGTGCTTATCAAATAGCGACAAATGCAGGTGTAGCGAATAAAACCAGAGGACTTATTGCAGCAGGTTCTACAGCGAATACTGTAGCCGCATCAAGTGCATATTTATCAAAAGCGTTAATTGATAGTTTACTATTGACAATGTTTGGAAATGGTGCAGTTTTTAAGAATATGGTTATCGTTTGTGGTGGATTCCAAAAACAATTATTAAGTAATATTTATGGATATGCTCCAATGGATAGAAATGTTGGTGGGGTTAATGTTAAGCAAATCGAAACTGATTATGGTAATATTGGGGTTATGAACCCACACAGATTTATGCCTGCAGGAACTGTGTTATTCGCTGAAATGAGTGCAGTTGCACCAGTGTTTCAGCCAGTACCAACAAAAGGTAACTTATTTTATGAAGAGTTATCTAAGAGCGGTGCAAGCGAAGATGGTCAAATTTTTGGACAAATTGGATTAGCTCATGGACCAACGTTTTTACATGGTACAATAACAGGATTAGCAACATCATAATATACTTACATGGCGGTTGAAATATACCGCCTAATTATAAGGAGGTCTTGAAATGGGTATATCAGCAAACAATCAAGCAGGAGTATCACCAAGAAATAGATCAGAGTTTATTTTAAGAGATAAGGCAATGGCGGGGGATTTGGTTTTTGTGGCAACTCCAGCTACAGTTAATAGAGCAGCAACTTCGTCAGCATGGACTAGGACGGTAGTAATCGAACTTAGAACAGCAGCAGGAGAAAGACACACTTGGTTTAACAAAGCTATTACAAGCGGTGCATCTATAGCAGATACATCCACAGCAGGAACTGCATCAATACCGTCAACTACTGTTACTTACACAGAAGGAAGAGCTACAATAGTAGTATCGGGAACGGCGGCAGCTTGGTTAGCAACTGAAACTAATACTTTGACTATTGCAGCTGCTACTATTTTAGGATATACCGTGGCGAGTAAGACAAGCGTTGAGACAATAGTATAATCGATATGTATATACTAGATGGGGGTGTGGCACTTGAAATTTTATAATGATACGAAAAATGAAGTAATATGGGATGCAAATTTAAACAAAGTTTTATGTGCTTTTAAAGATGGAGAATTAGAAACTGAGGATAAGTATATAATCGATAATCTAAAAGATAGATTTAAAAGCGATTTTAAGCTAGAGGAATCCATAGAAGATGTAATAGAAGTAGAAAAAGTAGTTACCCCAGAAATAAAGAAACCTGTGAAGGGGGTTAAGCTATGAGCGATGCAAGAGAGATACAAATTATGGAACAAAGCCTAGGGAGATATGGAAGCAAGAGAATAACAGACACTAATGCCACTACTCCCGATACAGGCTACAAGTTTATAGCTGTTGAAATAACTGAGGATGCTGTGTTTTCATCTCTTGTGGGTAACATGGCGAACTCTTCGGGCTTAACCTTACCCACTGGTGTTATAGTTTACGGTCTTTTCACAAGTATAACATTAACTTCGGGAAAAGTAATAGCATATCAAGGGGTGTGACTATATGCCAAATTTAAGACTTGGTCTTGGATTATCTCAAGGGAACGCTTTACAAAACAAGCCTATACTAGATACAATATCTGGTGCGGTGTTTGCTTCTGGGTATACAAAGTTTAAGAAAACCGCTACAAAATCTTGTAGGGTCAGAAGAGACAGCGACAATACTGAATTAGACATAGGGTTTATAGGTAAGAGTTTGGATAGAGTTGCTCTAGAGAGCTTTGTTAATCCTTCACCTATAACTTATACTAACGGTATTACTAACAGCGATTTTAGGAATGGTACTACTAGTTGGAGTACGCAATATGCGTCCGTGTCAGTGACTAATAATATAGCAACTATACTAGCAGACGGCACAGGTATAGATCCAAAAATAATACAAACAACTAGTATCGTTAATAATACTGGGAGTAAGTATTATGTAAAAGCAAAGATGAAAGTAACCAATAGTGTTTGTGTATTATTAGCTGTTAGACTTACTACACCAGGTATGGTTACTATAGAAGCTACGCAATCATCTCCTGTAAATGGAACCCAATATTCAATTAGCGGGATAGTAACAACCACAGCAGGCGGGAATGGTAACAACGTGACTATGCAATTTAAACATCAGTATGCCACGCTTGGCGATGCAAATGGGAAAACCTGCGATATACAAGAAATAATGGTGTTTAATCTCACCGCATTAGGAATAGCTCACCTTACAAAAACACAATGTGACCGAATATTCTCATATACTTATACAACTAACACAGTAGCAGGCATTAATAGCGGTTACATCGTAAAAGAATATGACCAAGTAAATAGTAATGACCTCGTCCAAGCGACTACAACTAAACAGCCACGCATTGTTAATGAAGGTATATTAGAACGTACTGTTGGTATAGACACATTAAACTTGAAATATCCAACATTTGCTAGTATGAGTGGGGTTAATTTAGTGAGTAATGGTGATTTTAGTAATGGTACAACTGGGTGGAACATATCCTTCGCCACTGGCTCCGTTAGTAATAACACACTGACACTAACTGGACTAGGTACAGGAGCGCAAATCCAATCATACCAAAATATTCCAATAACATCTGCATCAGCAGCGAATAAAAAGTACAAGGTTACTTGTAAAATAAAGGTGATTAGTGGGAGTCCAACTTATATAAGGGTCTCATTGGGGGATAATGTTACAGGACAAGCTCCAACAGGGTCTGAGACGCTAAATACGCTGAATAATCCTACTATTGGAGCTGAATATGTATTATCGGTAAATGGAAGTGTAGTGTCAACTTTTGCAGGAAGCTTGAGGGCATATATTATTGTTGACTATGCTAGTAGTGGAGCTGCGAACAATGCTGTAACTGAAATTAAAGAAACGAGCATCGTAGATGTAACCAGCGAAGGTACAATAGCCCCTAGATATTTTGCCACTAGCGACAGTATATTAGAAGCTCCATATAATGCAGTGTTTAACTTAGCAAACAATGCCAGTATTTACGCAAAACATAATCCTATAACAACAGGCGGAGGCGCTTTTGGTAGGACTATTGTTAAAGGTGATGTACATTATGGTATATATGTAACTCCATCAGGTATACTAAATATGGGTTCCAATACAGTATCTCCTAGTAACACTTATGTTATTGGTAATAATAATGCTAATGTAGGTGTAGTCGATAATAATACTGTTGGAAGATTTTACTTAAATGGAACTTACATAGGAGAAGATAACACGCCACAGGCAATAGTACAAGGTACTGAAACATTATGTAAGGGAAATAGAAATATTTTAGGTCGAGGTTATGACGGTTATTTGGCGGATACAATAATATTTAACAGGGTGCTAACTGAAAGCGAAATTAAAAAACTTAAGTGAGGTGGAGTATGCAATACTTAAAAGGATTTACGAAAGCGAGGCTGTTAGGAATAGCTCACGAGGCTTATGTGGCTAAATGTGATAGTTTGGGTAATGATTACAATTTAGAAAATGGTACAAAGTACGATTATAACTTAATAACACATCCGGTAACAGGAGAACACGCTTTAGAGATTGGAGATACAACATTTCTTCCACATCCACCGTTTTTATCGCTTTTGGTTGAGGTCGAGCATATGAATTTAGATGGTTGGGGTTTGATAATTAAAGAACCTGTAACTTTAGAGGTATAGAAAAGAGGTGATTGACTATGCCATCAACAATAGTAGTTGGTACAAATAGCTATATAAGTACAGTAGATGCAAGTACTTATGTGTCTAATAACTATATATCATCATCAGAAAAATACATAGCATGGAACGCTTTGACGGATGCAGACAAAGAAGTATATCTAAAAAAAGCATGTAAGAAAATAGATAGGCAGATACTAAGAGGAGTAAAGGCACTGGCTACTCAAACTTTAGAATTTCCACGAGCAATACGGACCGACTATTATAATTCAAATTATTCATCTACAACAGTACGCTTTACAGCCGATTGGGCAGTTGAAACGTCAGTGTCACAAAATGTAATAGATGCACAAGTAGAAGAATCACTATCTATTGCTACGAATGGAAGCCAAAGTACTAAAAGACAAGAATTGCAAAGTCAAGGAGTAAAATCATTTTCGCTTGGAAGCTTGTCAGAAAGCTACACGATTTCAAAAGGTGGAGCAACAAAGCTTATTAGCCAAGAAGCTACAGAACTATTACAGTATTATGTTTGTGGGGCGGTGGGTATATCGTGATACATGACTACACAAATCAATCCATAACACTGAAAGCAAAAGGTGCAGTAAATACATACAATGAGCCGACTTATACATCTTCAACTATAAAAGCTAGGTTTGAGTATAAGAGGAGGATGATCCGAATATCTACAGGTGAGTCTATCGTGTCAATGGCTACCTGTTACACATCGACACAAGTTAAACCAGACGACATTTTGACTTTTGACGGTATTGATTGGGTTGTATTGTCTGTAGCTAATGAGGTGGATTTATTTGGCAATGTGATACATTACGAGG